TATCCAAGCAGGCGGGTGGAGATGAGGCAAAGTTTAGGGAGTTGGTCAAAAAGTCCTTGGAAGATAAGCAGGCGGATTACTACGCGCAAGAATACTCAAACACCATGCCTAGTGGTTCAGGTAACTTTGGTAACGCTCGAAAGATGTTGAAGGAAGCCAGCCCAGGACAAGTGCGTAAGCGTGCGGAAGGAAGTCCTGAGATGGGCGAAGTTTCTGGCAGAACGTTTGAAGAAGGTGGCCCAGAGACCGCAAAGAAAATGTTAAAAGACGTCGCGAGAGGCGTGTCTTATTATCCGTATGATTTGGTCGGTGCACCGGTGGACGTGATCAACTTAGGTTTAAAAGGTATTGACTACGTCACTGGTACAAAACTAGCGACTGACAAGCCTGTGGGCGGTAGTGAGTATTTGATTGAGAAGTCTCGTCAGGCGGGTATTGCCGAGAAACCAAAAGGAACCGCGGCGGAAGAGTTAGCGCGTTTTGGTTCAGCGTTCATTAACCCCGCAGCAGGGGCCCGGGCTACGGGAAGAGTTTTAAGCAAAGCCGGTGATGTGGCCGCGAAGGGTGCGGAGAAGGTCGGCTTGGAAGCGACACGTGCTATTACCAAGAACCCAGACGTCACGGCAGCACAAATGTACGAAGCGATGTTGGGCAAGCAAACACCCGCTACGGCGGCGGTTCGTCCAAAGGGTGGCGTGTATCTTGGCGCGCAAAGCGTTGATCAACCTCCGTTGAATGCGTTTGATCAACAGGTAGTTGATTTGGCAGCAACAACAAACAAAGACAACCCTTTAGACAAAGCGATTGTGGACTTTTTTGATAAGAAAGTTCGTAAGTATGTGCAGACACAACGCGGAACACCAGACGATCCTATATTTGAGGCGTACCTAAATAAAGGCCTCACCCCTATCAGGGAGGGAACTGGTTTTGGTGATTTGTTACCGGCAGCAAGGACGGGGGATCCGAAAGCTGTGGCAGAAGCTAGAAAACTCTACGACTACAACACGAACATTGTTAATCTTATCCCCGAGGCGACTGCAGCAAGGTTGGGGAAAGGAAAAAATCCTGCAAACGATTACGCATTGGAAGCCCAAATCAAATTGGAAGAGTTAATAAGAAAACAAAATCCCAATGAGCCCACCATGTGGGCAAGTGTTGCGCTTGCAGATAAAAACAAGATGAAGGATCTTTCTTACACGTACAATTTCCCAGGCGTTGGGGAGATTATCAAAGAATCCGAAGCAGGAAAATTATCTCGTCTACTGAATCCGTCTACCCTTCCTCCACATTTACGCCAAGCCGCCACTTCTGGGGAAATGATTGCACATAGCTCTGGTAATTGGGCAACACCAACAGGACAATCAACTTTTGTAGGCGACTTAAGTATTCCTGACATAAAAAGCTATCTTCAAACAAGAACACCACAAGAAATTAAAAACATGGGCGTGGCGGATGTCGCAGTAAAAGCTAGACAATGGCTCACCACACTAGACATGGCGGAGCAAAATCCTGAAAAATTTGCAAAAACGCTAGGCGCTAAATATTTACCAAGAGGAACAGAAACCTTGTTCCCTACCACTAACAAAATGAAGTGGGTAGATCTTAAAGATCGAGAAGCGATTGTGCTGGACGGAAGAATTCAAAAACTTTGCACAAAGGGTGGTGTAGGATTACCATACATTGAGGCAGTAGAAAAAGGTCTTACAAAATTATTCTCTCTACGAGATGAAAAAGGTCTTCCACATGCTTTAATAAGCGTGGATAAGGACGCAAACGGGGCGTTTACTATTATTTCTCAGGTAAAAGGTTATAAAAATCAGCCTCCAAAAGAATATTTTGATCAAATTGATGACTTTTTTGACAAATACACGGCTAAAATCAACAAACCTGTACGAATAACTGAAAACGATCAGTTTTTACCCGTTAATCGAAGATTAACAAAGCCTTTTATGAAGAAAGATATGGACGAAAACGGGGTTATGTATGAACGAGAGATTCTCCCAGGAGATCCTGAATACCCTGATGTGGATGATTTTAATTATCCTGTGAATGACTAACGGAGAAAGTAAAGAATGGCAATCGAAAATAATCGCCCATACGAAGATGAAGAGATAGAAATTGAGATGCCTGAGCCGACAATGCAGGCTCCGGAGTCGGATATTGAGATTATTTTGGAAGACGACGGTGGTGTTACTGTCGAAATGGGCGAAGAAGAGATGGACGAAGTGCCCTTTGATGCCAATCTTGCCGAAGTTATTGACGAATCAGAGATGGGACACATCGCTTCAGAGCTTTTAGCCCTGTTGGATGCGGACAAAGCGTCTCGTGGTGACTGGGAAAAGCAATATTCTAAAGGTTTGGAGCTACTAGGCTTCACATACGAGGAAAGAAGCAAGCCATTCAAGGGCGCTTGCGGTACTTCTCACCCAATGTTGACCGAAGCCATCATCCAATTCCAAGCACAAGCGTTCAAAGAGCTCATGCCAAGCGAAGGCCCTGTTAAAACACAGGTGCTAGGCAAGGAAACTCGCGACAAGATTGCGAAAGCAGAGCGCGTTAAAGAATTTATGAACTTCCAACTCACAACTGAGATGGAAGAATACACTCCGGAGTTCGATCAACTGCTCTGGTGGACAGGTTACGGCGGTTCAACATTCAAAAAGGTCTACAAGGACCCACATTTGAATCGCATGGTCAGCAAATTATGCTTGGCCGAAGACATTTTCATCCCGTACAACGGTTCTTCTATTGTTTCCAAGTGTGAACGCTTGACTCATCGCATTCCGATGAGCGAAAACATGTTCAAGAAGCTTGTTGCGCGAGGCTACTACCGTGATACGAACGTACAAAAGCTAACACCTCCTTCTATTGGCAACGAAATTCAAGACGCCACTGACAAAATGGTTGGTGTGCAGGCTGGTAGTGAGTCAGAAGAGTTGTTCTTGTTGGAATTCCACATTGACTGGGACATGCCAGGCTTTGAAGACAAGGATGAAGACGGTGAGCCGACTGGCGTGAAGCTTCCTTATGTGATTACGATAGATGAAGGTAGCAGCCAAGTGGTTGGTATCCGTCGTAACTGGGAAGAGAAGAACGAAGTCAAGGTTCGTAAAGAACATTTCATTCACTACGTATTGGTTGAGGGCCCTGGAGCCTATGGCCTTGGTTTTGTGCACTTGATTGGTGGCTTGACCAAGTCTGCAACGTCTGCAATGCGTCAGTTGATCGATGCAGGTACCTTGTCTAACTTGCCTGCGGGCTTTAAGACCAAGGGCGCCCGTATCATGAACGATGACGTGCCTTTGCAACCAGGCGAGTGGCGTGATATTGACGTGGGTGGTGCAGATTTGCAGTCATCTATGTTGCCTTTACCATACAAAGAACCAAGTCAGACACTACAAGCATTGATGGTGTTCTGCGTAGAAGCAGGTAAGCGTTTGGCAAGCACAGCTGATATGCAAGTGGGCGATGGCAATCAACAAGCGGCTGTTGGAACCACGATTGCGTTGATGGAAAAGGGCGCGAACGTGATGTCTGCGATTCATAAGCGCATGCACTACGCACAGAAGATGGAATTTAAGTTATTGGCTCGTGGTTTTGGCGAGACATTGCCTGAAGAGTATCCATACGAAGTGGTTGGTGCGTCTCGTAAGATCAAGCGGAGTGACTTTGATGGCGCAGTGGATGTTCAGCCAGTGGCTGATCCTAATATCTTCTCTAGCGCACAGCGTATCACTTTGGCACAGACACAATTGCAGATTGCCCAGTCAGCACCGCAGTTGCACAACGTGTATGAAGCCTATCGTCGTGTGTACGAAGCTTTGGGCACGAAGAACATTGATGCCATCTTGACACCACAGAACCCAGACAAGCCAAAAGACCCAGCAACGGAGAACGGCGATGTATTGGATGGCATGACATTGCGTGCATTCCCAGGTCAACAGCATGATGCGCACATTGAAGCGCACTTGATGCAGGGTATGTCACCAATTCTTCAAGCTAATCCGATGGCTGCGGTTACTTTGCAGAAGCACATCTTGGAACACGTTAAGTTGAAGGCCGAAGAGGACGTTGAAGTCGAGTTGTTCAAGTCTTATGGCATGGATCCGGCAGGTATGGTCTCTGATTTGCAAAAAGAAGGCATGGTCGCATTGAAGATTGCTCAGTATTTGCAAGAAGTCAAGGCTAAACAAAATGAAATGATGGGCCCACAGGAAGATCCACTTGTTAAGTTGAAAGAGCAAGAGTTACAGCAGTCAGCACAGCGTGACCAGCAACGTGCTCAGATTGATCAACAGCGTTTGCAGGTTGAACAGGCGGACAAAGCAGAACAGGACCGCATCGACCGTGAGCGTATTGCTTCTAACGAACAGATTGCGCAGTTACGTGGCAATATTGCCATGCAGAAGATGAATCAACCGAAAGGATTCCCAAATGCCAACTAAACCCGTAAACAAGAAGAAGCCTGTGGCTAAACAGCCGGCAGGTATTGTTAAAAAACAGGAAGCGCGCATCAAAAAACGTGGCGGAAACGTTGTGTTTAAGAAAGATGGCAAATTACCTGTAGGTATCTATTGATTTTTTGTATCACAACGGCTATTCTGATAGCCAATAGCTAACGGGAAGAGGCTAAAAGATCTTCCCGCCCATGGTAAGAGGAAACCATGCTCGAGTTTGCAGAAAACTTGCTTCATGACATTAGAGGTTTACGTCACGATACTGAACAACTTGTTATCAGCGGTTCCATGAAGAATATGGAGCAATACAGCCGCATGATGGGCAGGCTTGAGGGCATCCGAATTATTGAAGAGGCGATTCAAAACCGTCTTAAGCGCAGTAATGAAGATTTTTAACCCCCAGGAGGAGAAGTAGATGACGTTAACAGCGTTAGAACAAAAATGGGAAGAGGAAAAGGAAGCTCGCGGTCCGGAGCTCTTGGATGCTTACACCGAAGATGGTGAGTTAGATCCAGAGAACTTGGACGAGGCTGTACTTGACCGTATTCCTAAGCCGACAGGCTGGCGTATCGCCATATTGCCGTACCGTGGTGCTAAGACATCCAAAGGCGGAATCATTCTTTCAGAAGAGACCAGAGCTAAGACACAGTTGTCTACCGTGTGTGGCTACGTTCTCCGTGTGGGCGACTTAGCCTATGCTGATACGGATAAATTCCCTACAGGACCTTGGTGCAAGGAAGGTGATTGGGTAATTTTCGGTCGCTATGCTGGCGCAAGACTAACGATAGACGGTGGCGAAGTCCGCATCCTCAACGATGACGAGATTGTAGGCACTGTTAATGATCCAGAAGACATTCTGCACATGTAAGGAGCATGAAAATGGGACAAACA